TGAGAACGACCCCGGCGTAGTTGAGGAAGCTGTCGAGTCAGGTGCTGAGAAGAAGGAAGTTCGCAAGTCATTTGCAACTATTCCTTTTGAGCAGAAGAAAAGGGCGAAGAAAATATATGACGGTTTTGCCGTGAAAGATATGTCATTTGAAGATTTTTGTATTGAACTTTATGCCCTGGAAAGTCCAGCTTTGATGCAGGCCGATTTGCAGGATATAGTTTTGGAGAAGCAGGATCGCTGTCGGCAGCAGTTTGCAAGTCAACGTAATATTGAAAAGCATTTGAATTGAGTGAGAGATGACACGGCCAAATAACCGTGAGAAGGATAGTGGGGAGAGTAACCTGTGGGTTTGCCCCACTCTAAAAATTAACAGGGAAACCTGATAAATGGATTATCCAATAGTAGAAATTATCTGGCGGGATGCTGAATGCGATCCTGAATGGAAAAAGATCGATAAAATATCGAAGGGTAATTTGCCGATTGTTTATACTATCGGATATTTATTGCATGAAGATAAAGAGAAGTATATAGTCGCGTCTACAATTGGAGATGATGAGGCCACGGCTACAATGATGATACCCGTTGATTGGGTAACTAAAATTTCACTTATAACATTTTGAGAGGTTTGTAATGTATAACCAAATGTATCTTTGTGATAATGCTGGCAATACAGTTCCTCCAGGCGTATCATCTGGCGATCCGATAGCAGCTTCAGGAATTAAGATTACCGATGATACTGCTGGGGCCGATCATACGGAAACTGTGGTGGCAGGAGCAACATATAAGATTATGATTGATATTACCACTAATGGGGCATTTCTTTTTGGAATAGCTACTACTGATACGGCTGCAAATGTCATTTGGTTTGCCCCTGAAAAATCAGTGCTCGTTATTAAGATACCGAGTGGAATCACGTTGTTACATTATCAGTCATTAGCCAGTGGGGGTTCTGCTTATATTGTCAGGCTGAAAGATTGACTGTGAAAACCATGACGGACGATATAAAGAAGACGAAGGGTAGTTTATTAAAAAGTATTGAGCTGCTACGGGAACTTCTTGACGAACAAAGGATGGCCCTCTTGTATCTGAAATTTGATGTGGAAGCTACTCGGCGTGAGAGAGATTTTTGGAAGAAGAAAGCGGAGAATAAATAATGATGTGGTTTACGTTTGCAATTATGATTATAGCCGGTGTAGCTGATATTTATTTGATGGCTACAAAACGAGATACCATAAGTAAACGCTATCATAGGTTATTTCCACAATGGTTTGACCTGATAATTATGATAGCCATATTGGCTACTGTATGGGTAGATTTGGGTGTCTTTGTATTTACCTGCGTTATGGCTGGAACCATTTTAGGGCATTTAGCATGGCATGGGGATAACTAAGTGGGCAAAAGAAAAGACACAACTATAACAACTTTGAAAAAGAGGCTGTGGAAAATCTTTTCTATATATATTCGGATGAGGGACTGTCTGGAAACAACCGGTACTGTTGATCATGGCCTATGCTGTACTTGTAAGCAAGATTATCCGATTGGTAAACTACAGGCTGGTCACTTTATACCGGGTCGAGAAGATTCGATATTATTCGATCCGGCCTGTGTTCATGCACAATGTTATCGTTGTAATGTTCAACGTAGTGGCGAATGGGTAAAGTATTTCCGATTCATGGAAAAGAAATATGACCGGGAGTTTATTTTTAACTTGATGGAAAAAAGTGAAGCTAAGTGTAAGATTACACCTGAGTGGATTGAAACTACTGCTGCTTATTATCTTGAAAAGATTGAAGAAATGGAAGTTGTAAATGTCTAAAAGCAAAGACGGCCCTAAACTACCGCCTAAACCCGATAAAAAAATTATTTCCAGTCCGCCTAAAGCTCCGACAATCGGAGACAAGATACGTGCTGGTCAGTTGCTTTCAAGTCATTTGCGTAAAATAGCACAAGAGGAAACTGAGTTTGTTGCAGGTCCAGACGGCGATGTAATGGTGTCAAAGGCTGAGGCCTTAGCTCGATTGATGTTTAAGTTGGCTCTTGGGTGGGAAGAAAAAGATGTCAAAACAAATAAAACGAAAATACACAATCCTTCAGCGGGCATGATAGCACTTATATGGGATCGTATAGAGGGCCGATCTGTTCCTCTCGCCAGTGGCGATAAGCAGGGACGGACTTTACCCAAGAAAGTATCTGAAGAAAGTAAAAACCGACTCAATCGTATGGTTACAGGTGACAATGGCAATATTGACTGATACTCTTAAACCGAAACTAAAGCATCCTTTTCCGTTAGGTAATAGGTACTGGAAGTGCCCCAAGACAAATTTAATAGTTCCGAAACACGTTGGTGAAAATATCATGTGGAAGGAAAAGCTACTTCTACAAGCTGAGAATGACACGATTTTACAGACCGATTTACTTGCCGCCTGTGCAGAATCATTGTTGTATTTTGTAAATGCGTTTGTATGGACTTATCATCAGTTTGATGTTGATCCGGCTACAGGTCAACGTATTGAATCTATAAGTCCGCATGAACCATTTATAACCTGGGAAATTCAGGATGAGCTTTTTAATAAATTTGAATATCATCTGGCACATGCGTTAGACATACTAATTTCTAAATGTCGTGATATGGGGGCGTCCTGGTGTTGCATTATCTTTTTACATTGGCTGTGGCTGTTTCATAAGAAAGGACCACAGTTGCTTGAAATGTCGCGTACACGCGAGTATGTTGACCAAACTGGCAACCATAAAGCATTATTTCAGAAACATGATAAAATTAACGAATGGTTGCCAACATGGATGATCCCGCCAGATTGTTTACCTGGTGGAAAGTACCGCACGAAGATGCACATGCACAATGTACTTACCGGGGCAACGATAGATGGGGAGTCAACTACAAAACATGCTGGATCAGGTGACAGACGTTTAATCGCGTTACTTGATGAGTTTTCTAAAGTAGAATTCGGTAATGAAATGCGGTCAGCAACAAGAGATGTAGCATTGATGCGTATTATCAATTCAACACCGGCTGGTCCCGGTACTGAATATAGTCGGTGGAAACGATCGGGTCAGATTAAAGTTTTCCATCTTCCATTTTGGGAGCATCCTGAAAAGGGGGCTGGTCGCCATGTTGAAGAAAAAGAAGATGGCGGTTGGGAAATTAAATCGCCGTGGTTTGATATTGAGGAATCTGTTCGTAGTCCGAAAGAATTGGCTCAGGAAGTTCTGGCTCAGGATATTGAATCGGGCGATATGTTTTTTACGCTCATTAACTTTGAAAAGCATCGGGCCATGTTTGGCACTGAACCACTGTCCCGATTTTCCATTGATCTTAAATCTAATATAGCAAATGAAGAAGTTGGGAATTATATTAAGCGTAGGGATTATAATTGTGTTGACATCAGACAAAATAAAAAGGGGCCGTTGCGGGTGTGGACTCACTTGTTGCTTGGAAGACCTGACCAATCGAAATCCTACCGACTTGGAATTGATGTTAGTAAAGGACAAGGAGCATCAAATTCGGTTATATCAATTAAATGTCGAGAGACGGGTGAAAAAATTGCTGAGTGGCGGGATGCCAATACTCCCGCCTATGAACTCTCGCGTGTTGCAGTAGCAATTGCTATATGGTGCGGAGGAAAATTGCCACATAGATTGCCATTTATGAAATGGGAAATGAATGGGCCTGGTTGGGATTTCGGACGCATGATTGTATTACAGTTTGGGTATTCATATTATTATAGGAAAAAAACTGTAGGGCAAGTTACTAACACTGAAACAAAAAAATACGGCTGGCATTCTGACCCGACTTCAAAAAATGAATTATTGATGCAGTATGATAGAGTTATGGCCCACGGCGGCTATATAAATCACTCTATTTTTGCATTAGAAGAAGGTATGTATTATATTTATTTTTCAGACGGATATATTGGACCGGCTGGCTTAGTAGAAGAAAATTCATCTGCAAGAAAGACGCACGGCGACTGTGTTATTGCTGATGCGTTAACGCTTGAAGAAGGCAAGGTAACTATTTTAACCGCGAAACCTGCCGATATTAAACCGCCTCGTAATTCAATTGGTTACAGAATGCAGCAGAAACTAAAACAACGAAAACAGGCTGGCAAAAGATCGTGGAAACATACGTTTAATTTTCAGGAATTAAGATGGCAATAGAAGCTATAAGTCCACGTAAGATACAGGAAGTTGTAAAATCTGGATTTCGTCGGATGGAAATATATCGGCGAACAAGAGCCATGTTTGTTAAAGCATACGTCGGACAGTATTATACTAAGGAATACGGCATTACTGGAGATCAGCCGATTAACTTGCTCTTTTCTGCTATACGTTCTATTGTGCCTACGATTGTAAGTAAAAATCCTCGTAACAAAGTTGTTACCGATCATTTAGCATTTAGTGAATATGCTGAATTACAGTCATTGGCTTTGGATAAGATAGCTTACCGAGTAAGACTAAAAGAAATTTTACGTTCGTGGGTAGTGTCAGCCATGTTTGGTCTTGGCATTGTAAAGATTGGAATATCGGCAGAAGGTAATTGCATATTGGTGGATGACCAACTTATTGATCCTGGCGATATTTATGTTTCATTGGTTGACCTTGATGATTTTGTTATTGACCCGCTTTGTAAGGCCATTACTGAATCGTCGTTTCTTGGAAGTCTTACCAGTATTCCACGTCAATTTCTATTAGATAATGATTTATACAATCACGATCTTGTAACAAAATTACCATCTGCTACAGTTCTTCAAGGCGATCTTAGAGCTACAGCAGAGTTGTCAAGAGAACGTGGTGGTGTCTTTGAAATGAAAGATTTGCAAGATATTGTTAATGTCGTTGAATTGTGGGTTCCAGAAGCTGATGCGTTGGTAACTATTCCCGATCCGCGAGAGATTACATTTAATGAATACATAGGCATAACTGATTATTATGGGCCGAAAACAGGTCCGTACAGGTTTCTGAGTTTTACTCCTCCAGTTGAAAGTAACCCGATGCCGATTGCTCCGGTTAGTCAGTATTATGACTTGCACATGGCAGCTAATAGAACCTTTGTTAAAATTCTCGATCAGGCAGAAAATCAGAAGGATATTTTATTGTACCGGCCTTCACATGCCGATACGGCCCAAGATATTCTTGACGCCAGGAATAATGAGGCTGTCGCTTCAGATGATCCCAAATCGGCACAGACGGTATCTTTCGGTGGGCAGAATAAGGGCAACGAACAGATGCTGGCTCAGTTGCAAGTGTGGTTTAATTATATGTCGGGCAATCCCGATCAGGCCGCTGGTATTAGCAGCGAAGCAGAAACAGCTACACAGGCAAATATATTACAATCTAACGCTGCTGTTTCAATTGAGGATGCAAGGGATTTACTTTATGAAGGAACGGCTGGAATAAGCCATGACTGTGCTTGGTATCTTCATAATGACCCGCTATTGGATATGGTACTCGCTCGTAGAAAACCGGGTAGAGAAACTGAACAAATAACTTTAACTCCAGAACAACGACTTGGAGATGTTGAAGATTTTATTTATAAGATTGTGCCGAAGTCAATGTCACGTATTGACCCCAATGTTCGGGCTAAACGCACTATGGAGTTTATGACAAATGTTGTACCGGCTTTAGCTAACACGGCTATGATGTTGGTGCAATTGGGCCAGCCGTTTAATCTTCAACGTGCCTTGACTTTAGCAGCCGATGAAGCTGACATAAGCGAAAGTATGCAAGAGATTTTTGATGACCCCGAATTCCAACAGAAATTAGAAATGTATTTGATGTTACATTCTGGTGGTCAGGGAGATAGTGCTGGTGCTGGTACGCCGGGTTCTACTCGTAAAGCTGGGCCACAAAGTTTTCAGGGTATTCAACAGAATAATGGTTTTTCTATGAAACGTGATATAACTGCTCCTGGGCAGGATGCAAATGCTGCTGCTCAAGGTGGGGCAGAACAAGTTAATCAAGGTGTTTACTAATGGGGGGTATTGACGTGTCAACAAAGTCAGAAAAAATCGGCGGCTTTGATAAGTGGGAAATATCAAGTGCTTATGATACATTAAAGGAAGCCAGAGAAATTCTTGCCGATGAGAAAAAAGTAGCTGCTGTTAGAATCTATGCTAAACAAGCTGAAGCTGCTGCGGCAGAAGTTTCTAAGCAATTGAATCTTGAGAAGACTGTAGGTAATAAGTTATCTAAAATGTATGGGAAGAAAAAGAAAAATAACCCACATAAAAAGAGTGGGGGATATTAAATGTCTATTCAACATTTTACTTGTCTTGAGTGTGGAACGAAAATTGAAGATGATAATTCTGAAGGCATACATAAATGTCCTGAGTGTGGGGCCGATATGCGATGGGATTGCGGCGGCGGAATAGCAGAAGGCGATTACAGTCACACTTCCGCTTCTTTAGCTATTAACCCATGCCAGACAAAGGCACACAAAAAGTTATTTCCGGGTGTAGATGTTTTATCCGATGGGCAAATACGTTTTAATTCTGTCAAACAACAGAGTGACTATTGTGACAAAACTGGATTTGATAAAACAACTCAAAAAATACGTCAAAAAGGTGTAAGAATAGGATAGCCGATTACTCAATAGCTACGGGCAATAATGCCCCTAACCCTAATGAGAGGTAATACAATGTTAGAACCTACAAAAGTTGAAGAGGAAGTAAATGCTAAACTTGATGACGTCGATGAGGGTCTTGTCGATAAAGTTCAGGCCAGTCTTGATGCCATAAATGGCGAAGACGCGAAAGAGGATGATGCGGATAATCAGCAGACAGATGACGACGATTCTACCCCTGAAGATCAGGCAGATGACGACGGCTCTACCTCTGATGACGAACCGAGTAAGGATGAAGATACGGATGATGACAAAGACACGGATGACAAAGACACAAAGGAAGTGCAGTTGCCCGATGCGTATTATCGGGCGGCCATTCATCAGGGATGGAAACCCGATGAGATAAAGGAATTCTTCGAGGCTAATCCCGAATTGGCGATAAGGACACTGGCAAAAAATCACGAGTCCACAAACAAACTCAATTCCGAGTTTGCGAGAATGGGTAGGATTAAGCCAGAGGACAAAAAAGTTGCCGATACTAAGACCGCTACTGAAACCGTAAGTGTTGATGTGGATGCTATCAAAGAGCAGTATGGGGATGATAGTGCAATTGTTAAATTTGCTGAAACCATAATAGCTAAGTTGGATAACATTCCAGAACAGCAAGTGGTGGAAAGAGTTGATAACACGCCGCACGATGACCCTATGCGGGCAACAGTTGATAAATTTTTCACTGACCCTGTTCTTAAACCGTATGAAGATTTTTATGGTACGGGAAAGGATACGGCAAAAATAACACAAGAACAGCATGGTAATCGTTTTAGTATGCTGCAAATGGCTGAAGATATAGTCATAGGGTCACAGGCTCACGGCAGGAATATAACTGTTGAAGCTGCAATGGAAGCGGCACATTTATTGGTAAGTGAGCCTGTAAGGGAAAAGGCTGTGCGGGCAGAATTAAAGGCGACTGTCAAGAAACGTGCTAAAGGTGTTACCTTAAAACCCGCAAAGTCAAAAGCCGCGAAGACTGTCACGGATGGAAAATTATCACAAAAACAAATGGAAGCAAAAGTACAAGCAAGATTAAACAAAATTTATAAATGAGAGGATAAATTATGTCTGTTGAATTAACTGATTTGGCTGATCTTATCGCAACCACGATTAACGATCTGCCCAGTCAAGAATTTGAAGTGGCGTGGGATAATCAGGATTATGAGTTCTGCCGTATTTACCAGAATGAACGTATGGTGGTAGACGGTGGTACACAGATTGAACGCAAGGTTATGCTTGATAATACTGGTAACGCCAGGTATCGTCGGGCGTATGATACTGATACGCCTACAGTTGGCGATGTCATTCATACGATTAAGGTTCCGTGGACTTTAATCGGCACGAACTATTCCTGGGATGAGTTTGAGATTCTCCAGCAGAAGAATTCTGCTAAGGGCTTTATCAGACTGATGACAGTTAAGCGTGTTGATGGTCTGTGGGCTTTTGCAAATCTCGTTGAAGACCGAGCATGGAAGACGCCGACAAGTGCATCGGATACTTTGTTCCCGTATGGTGTGCCGTATTACCTGAAGTTCACTAACGCTGCCGGTTCAGTAAATACTTCTTCCGGTTTTGTTGGTGCTACTATCACGTATCAGGATGCTTCAACTGGAACAAATTGTGCTGGTATTGATTCTGCTGTTGAGACAAAGTGGCGTAACTATGCCGCGTTGTATACGGCTGTTGATAATGCCATGCTACGTGCTTTCCGGTTGGCATTTATGTACACCAGGTTCAAAGCTCCGCTGTTTGTTAAAGACCCGGCTGACAAAAGGGTTGCCGCTAAGAGAGTGTATACGGACTTCGATACAGTTACTCGGTTGATGGACTTTGCCGATCAGAAGGATGACTTCCATCGTGGGAAAGATATTATGAGTAATCTCAAGATGGACGAGACTGGTTTGGTTTATATTAACCGGCTGCCAGTTGTGCCGATTCCGCAATTGAATGGTGCGAGTAATACACCGTTGTACACTGTTGATTTTGCAAAGTTTATTCCTTACGTCCATGATGGTTACTGGATGGAAGAGAAGAAACCGATGACAGACCGTGGTCAGCATACATCGTATACTGTCTTCCTGGATGGGGCACATAATAACCTGTGTCTTAATCTGCGGACTGCTGGTTTTGTTATGCACAAAGCATCGTAATCGGCCTAAGTAAAGAATTTTAATTTGGAGAAAAAATTATGAGTAAAGGCAAAGCAATTGTTGTAATACCTCGGCAACAGGGAATGGTTAGTCACGAGACTGCGGGGGAATGGGATTTTATTTATCGGGCTTCGACTGTTAAAGATTCCAGATGGGACATCGGCGACCACGTAAACCTTGCCGATGGACGCGAGTTTGTTTATTCAAAGTCAAGTGGTGTAGTTGCATCTGGTCAGGCTGCTCAGTTTGTGGCTACGGGGGCAATACCTTATGTTGTGTTAGATAAGGCCCAGAGTGAAGGCGATAAGGAAATTACGTTCGCCGCAGTTACGCATAGTGCAATCGCCAAAGACGAACTCAGAGGCGGATTTATCGTACTATGGGGCGTGGCTTTGAAAGACATGACCAGAGGTATCATCGGCAATGGTGCATCAGTAGCAAATGCCGCTATTAAGATTTATCTTGATGGTCCGCTTACACGCGATGTAACAACTTCTACACCTGGAGAAGCGTATGAAAATCCATACGCAAATCTGATTAACACAGGTGGGGGTTCTTCCAGTCTTGCAAAAGCTGGTATTGCAGCTACGTATGTTAGTGCTACGGACATGTATTTTTGGGTTCAGAAAAGTGGTTTCGTGTTCATAGCTCCTCAGTCAGATATGATTACTAATAAGATTGGTGGTTATTTCAGACATGATGGTAGCATACAAGCTGACCAGGCATTTTCGAGTTTGCAAGCTGGCAATGACACCACACAATATGCAGGACACCGTGTTATAGGGGACTATAATAATAATGGTCCACTGTTTAATTTGCAGGGTTAAATTTGTTTTAATGGGCGGGGGTATTGTACCCCCTCCCACTTTTCTTGTTTTTTGAGGAGATAGTAGTATGAGTGCTGAGAAAGATTATTCTGACATGGAAGATATTACTGATGTTGAAGACGTTGCTGATGTAGCCCAAGAAACTTGCTTGGAATATAAACAACGGCGATATGAAGAAAGATTGGCCGAGAAGAAAGAATAATTAAACTACGGTCCGGCCCTACTCCTCCTCAACAGGGCGAGTGGGTCGGGCCGATATTTGAAATTAACATTAACTTTAATCTTGTTGGGGAAACAAAATTATGAAGAGAACTGAAACAAAAACTAAAAAGTATAAACTGGATTTGAGTGAGTATCAAGTTCCGAAGCCGGGCAGTCTAATAAAAGATAATGAAACAGAAACCTATCCTTTAAAAACTAACCTTTCCGATTGGCTTCGTGGTGTGGGAATGTTTAAGACTGCCGAAGAAGTAGCCGAAGCTGTTTGTCTTGCTAAACAAATTAGAGAGGTCAAAGTTGACACTCTTATTCTTGATGAAAAAGAAGCGGCTGTTCTCAGGCAAGCGATTGATAAACTCATAGCATTAACAGCCGATGGTAAATTTAATCTTGGCGGCATCATGCACGAAGAGGCAATTTGCCGCGTAGTTAATATGGAAGTAGTCGAGGAATAAATCATGGCGGAACCAACAAGTGCATTGGGATTTTATGATTTACTCTTACGCATAGCAGAAAAAGCTGGCATGGCTTACTATGGTAGTGCCGGTCAGGGTAAGGCTATTGCACCTGTCGATGTTTTTAACCTTGATAAATGTAAGCGTATTATCAATGACGGTTTTCGATTGTTCGTTGCGAGTCCCCCCGCACAAGGATGGTTGTGGCAGGAACGGATGGCAGAAATAACATTAGCAGTTACTGTTAATGGAACGGCAACCAGTGGGAGTTCAACTACTCTTGTTGATACAACAAATCGGGATGAGGATGATGACTATTTTAATGATTGGCTGCTAACTATAACTGCGGGAACTGGAGTCGGGGAATCGGCAATCATTACTGATTTTGATAATGGAACAAGTACATTGACTTTTTCAGGTGGCTTATCGAATGGGTCTACTCCCGATACCACGTCAATCTATCAAGTTGAAAAAGTCAATTTACTTCCAGAAGATTTTAACGGAGAAGTGGACGGGGCTGTAACTTATGCTGCCAGTACCAATCACGGCACTGAATTAGAGATAGTCGATGAATCTCTTATTCGTGCCATAAGAGCCGATTACATTTCTTCGGGGTATCCGTCAAAGGTAGCTATTTTACCATACTGGCCTGTAGCTGGGGCACTTGGAACAAGAAGGTGGCAGCTAATAACTGATTATGCTACGGTCAATGCCGATGTATTAAATGTTCCGTATACTTCACACTTCAATAAAATGGATTGTGAAACTGGCATAGCTGACAGTGGTGGGGCTACTACTCTTGTCGATAGTGATAGAGGTGAGGCTGACGACTATTTTAATGGATGGTTGCTTACAGTTATTGCAGGTACTGGTTTAGGCGAGACGGCCACAATCGACGATGATTATGCAGGTTCGACTGGTACATTTACTTTTACTGCTTTATCAGGTGGGTCGTCGCCTGACAGTACCACAGTTTATTACGTCGAACCGGCAGCTAACCTTCATCCTGCGGGCGTTAAATTTGACAACTGCATACTTCAGGCTTGCTATGCTGAAGCTGAAAAACAGATTGAAGAGATTAACGAGGGTGCTGTAGAATTGTATTACAAAGTTAGCTTGCCCTTTGCATACAAAATGGATGGCCGGTCTCGTCCTCGTAAGTTACGCAGTAAACGAGCGATAGTACGTGAGAGAACGTGGCGTAATATAGTACAACTATAACCATGATACGTTTCATGGGGTTAACAAAATTCAAAATTTAAGAAGAAAGGTAGGGTAGTAAGTATGAGTGGTGGAAATCCGGCAACACTTTTAAGTAGATTTGATAAGATGATTACGGGCTACGGATTCAAACGAGAAATTCAGGGCGTTGACATCAATAGCCTGCGTTTGGAGACTGGGGCCATATTGGTTGCCGATTCTGGTAATCCCGGCAGAGTGTCGCTCGAAACTAATTTTGAAGGTATTCAGTTACCTTCTTCTCAGACTGATCTTGGCACTTTAACTTTCAAAATACCGAGAGATTACGATCAGACACTGGATTATCTTCGTGTTCGGTTTCTTGCCAATTCAGCAGGGGATACTGATACCCCGTCTATTGATGCCACAATGTATAGAAAACGTGCGGCAGCAGCGTTGTCATCTGATCTTGATCCTACGATTTCTGCGGTAGTTAATACTAATACTGCTATTGCTGCTTGGGTAGAGATTAACGCTGATAGCCAGAGTATGCAACCGGGTGATGCAGTATCCTTTGATATATCTACTGGTGGTACTCGTGGTACTTCGGATGCGTTGAATATCTATGCCATCGAGGTTGTTTACAAGTCTGATTTGGTTTACTTTGATCCTGATGATCGTA